ATACTAACCATCTTAATGCTCTAAGTATAGTGGTCTTGCCTGAGTCACTTGGTCCAATAATTACATTGACTCCTTTGTGAAGTTCCATAACAGAATATTTATGACTTTGAAAATTATTTATCTGTATGGACTGTATCATTGATGAGTTACTCCTTTACCTGATCTTGAGTCATGGCGTCTCCTTTATTTTTGCTTTATTCTTCCAGAATAAAAGTGCTTCTTGAATCTCAAAAAACAAATTTGCATCTATTATAGCAATAGGATCTTCGTGACTTTTTTTAATAATAAGAAGCCAGTCAGTGTTCTGCGCCTGATTTTCTTTTGCCTGTTTGATCCAGGCTGGTATTGACCAGTTTTCACATCGTTTACATTCAACTGAATACGGAAATAATTTTTTAACTTGACTTTCCATTCGTACATCACAACCCATCTGTCCCATTGGTCTGGATTCGATAGGTTTATCATCTCCAGAGCTTCCATATTCATATCCAGTTAGTTCACTAATCTTTTTACATACCCATTGCTGAAGACCACGCCCTTTGGCTTTAGCTGAAGATATCTTTATTCTTTTCTTTGCCATCCATATCCTCCTTTATTCTAATCTTACCAATCTTGGAAACATATATTTGGAAAGCCATACAGTCCTTATATTTAGGAGATTCAAGACCAATCACAACATATCCAATATCACAATATCAGAAAAATGGAAACGTGTTATCTTTGCAGAACCATACTCAAATCCATATTTAGTTTCTTTAAAATGAATGGACATACTTAATCCTCCGAATAAAAATGGGAGTAGGTTTCTTCCCTTATTTCATACTCCTGCTCAATAGCACAGAGTAAATGATCATCATTTAAATTCTTTAATGCCCAGTCAAGATAATCAGATGGAACTTCTGAAATTTTCTTACCTTTGTATCTTCCAAATGGCATGTGAGTTGGCGTAGTCATTTTATTTCCTTCCTGAGGTTGAGAGCGATAATAGCACAGCATTGGACAACATAGACCGTGGACATGTTCCCAACTATTGCTCATCTTTTTGGTTTTCTATTTTGGTCAAACTCAGATTCAATTTTCTCCCATAGATCAATAGTTTCTTCTCGCAACTGTTCCTCCAGATTAAGTTCCTCTACCTTAGCAATAGAAACATCCAATGAATTGCTTAGTTCTTTTCTTCCGACAAGATAAATATTACTTTTTCTAATCTGCTTAACGAATCTTAGATTTTCTCGAATGTCGTCTATACCATAATCATAAATAATAGTTAGAGGAGCAATACGATAAGGTTTCCATACACTGGACTTAAATATTTCTATATCTACTGAAATACCGGTCACCCTTGATAATTCTTTTCCCGATATTTTCTTTTCGACTTTAATCTTTTTAGAACCAATACATCTGAGTCTTAAACTGGAGTAGAACCCAATGGCTTCTCCTCCTGGACTCTTGTATTTCTGTCCGTAAGGTCCAACGTCCATATTCTGTCTGACTTGATTAGAGCAGACCATGATCAAATTATTTTCAATAAGTGAACGACAAGTTTTTCTAAGCTCCTCACTAAACTCCTTTGCCCTTCTCATACCCATCTTGTCTTTATCTTCCATTTCCATCTCGGTGGATAAGGCAGTTAAGGAATCAGCAAAGACTCCATTGATAACTTTTTTAGTTTCGGGTTTCCATTTTCTTACTGCTCCGAATACTTCTGTGATGGTATCTGGAATATCATAATTGTTTTTATTGGTTTTTAATCCAAATAACTTGGCAAATTGTTTGTTAAGTCTCGCCTCCGGATCATAAAACTTTATCTCTCCATTTTGTCGTTGTACAGCTCCGGCAATCTCACAAAGCAAAACAGTTTTGCCTGAGCCGGATGGTCCGAAAATTTCAACCAAGATCCCGCTTGGAAGGCCCCCTCCTCTTATCCGACCTCCTGATATGGCAAGATCAAGTAAGGTTGATCCAGTGCTGATTACTCTTTCTGCATTACCAGAGAATTTAGGCTTTGTTGGAATCTTTTTGTTTGCATGGATCTTGATTTGTTCCACCAATGTTTTCTTTTTTGTTCTTTCCATACAATCCTTTCATCTGGCTGATGATTAAATCTGAAGTTTTTTTACAGATATTTTTCTTATATAGTGATTTTTTTATTTCATTAGCATAGTTATTAAATTTTCTATTAATTTGATAATCTGTCTGCCAATGTTTTTTACCTAAGTTCATCTTGAATATTATTTCCCAATTTGCATAGATTCTACTAGATAATGCTTTAGTAATTTCCTGTAAGAAGTTAGGTTGTTTCTTTTCGGTATTCTTAATCAGATTAATAATAACCTGAGTCTTTGTGGTTCCGAAGAATAAAGACCATAGAGATATCTTCTCAGCAAGGTGTCGGGGCACGAATGCCCCAACAAATTGCTGATCCTTATCTATGGAACCCTTTTCATTTTTCACCACGAAAAGGTTTGTTCCCATTTACTCCTCCTCTTTTTCTTCAAGACAATCTTCCCACACCTCGCAGTCCTCACACTCGTCATATTCCTCTGTGTCTACTCCATACTCATAACCGTGCGGGCATTTATTCTTACCACCTTTTTTCTTAGGAGCTTCTTTCTTGATCTTTTTCTTTTTGGGAGCTTCCTCCTCCTCCTCATCTTCCTCTTCCTCCTCATCTTCCTCATCTTCTTCCTTAGCTTTCTTTTTCTTTTTTGATGATTCTTCTTCCTCAGTATCTTCAGTCTCATTATTCAGCTCAAAGAACTTTGCTTCCAATTCATCATACGATAAAACTTTCAATATGGAATCAAGATCAGGTATCTTATCCAGAATGTCCTCATCAATAGCCTCCTCCCTTTCCTTAAAATCTATTCTGGATGCCTGGGCGAACGGTCTACCTTTAGAGCCACTTAGTGTGACTGCATCCCATCTTACCTTTAAGGTAAGACCTTCCTCAAGATCAGGAAATACTTCGTAATCCTCATTTTCCTGTATCTCCTCGGTAAGAAGATTTTGAAAGTTCCACTGACTCATATCCCAGACATACGGCTTCTCTTCATATTTGTCAGAGTTTCTGGGAACAACCACATATAGATTTCTATTGGAGGCTTTTGTTGTGTTAATTTCTTCCTTTGAGGCACCTTCCTTAAATTGTTTTACTCGATACTCACAAATAGGGCACTTCTCACGTACAGAAGTCAAACAAACCACAGTGTCCTTATCCGCTCCTACCCCACGATGAGTCTTGAATGGTCTTTTGTACCAGAGATCCCCTTTCATAGCAATACCGGCAGTTTTATCTCTGTCAGGATGATTATTGTCTGTGATCTTGTATGGGATAATATCAAACCTATCCTTCCCGCCAGGTTCAGGAGACCACATTTCCGTCCCTTTAGATAAATTAAGATAACCGAATTGCCGACCTGTTGTTTTACTCTTTTGGGCATTGATGCCCACCTTACCTCTGAAACTACTTTCTTTTTTCTTCCTGTGCTTTTCTTTTTTCATTTAACTCTCCTTTTTGTTGTTGTTGATTAATAAGTTTCTTTAGCGCCGTCTTGCCTAAAGAGTCTATCGCACTAAGCCACCCCAACATCTGGACTTTGCTTAGTATAAACACAATAATAGGAATTGCTAAGACTATTATTATTATAGATAAAAATTTTGCAAAAGATTCTATCATGCCTTTACCTTTGTTCTTTTTAACCTAGCGGCAATTCCTGCATCAGCTTTCTTCTGCCCGGCATGCTTGAGTGCCTCTGCTGATAAATCTCTTGGAACCTTTGGTCCGGCGAAGTACTGCTGTCCATATAATTTGACCAGATTCTCAAGAGCGTCTTTTCTATGTTCAATAGCTGAAACAGCGGCTCTTATCATTTCTGATTTATATTTTGCCTCAGTTAATCTTGTTTCTGCGGTTCTGAAAAGATCGTGTATCACAATATTACTTTGGATAGCCCCCTCTGTAATTTTTTCTATTCCAAATTTTTTAGGATTGTTTCGTACTTCTTTATCAAGGTCAGCTCGAATAACATCCAACTTTTCTTTTGCCTGATCCACTTCTTTTTTTGCTTCGGCCAGTTCCTGAGAATATTTTAAACATAGTCTCGGCTGATTGAGCCATTCAACATCCAAGGCGGTCTCATCAATTTTTATATCATCTTCATAGTTCATCCCTTTTCTCCTTTCTTAGTTGGGGCGAGCGGAAGATTACTTTGATTTTTCTTTTTCATTTGTTGTTTCTCCTTGCTGTTTGGTTTTCGGAGTAAGAATAATACCATTTTCTGTTTCCGTGATATGCCATGCAGAAACCTGAGCCTTTAATCCCGCTTGATAAGATAGATACTGAAAGAGAATGAGCAATCCTAAAAATAGGCATGCACATAACATAGTCGCCACTATGATTGAGAAATTTTCTTTGATAGCCATATATGCCTCTTTATAAAACTTTTATTATTATATTATACTTTTAAACGCTATTTAATTTAAGGTT